GTAAGAACAATAGACGTAACCGTTTCCAATCCGGGATCAGGGAACAGATATTATTTAGATGGAGTATTAACTGCTACTGCTAATTTAGGAGTAGGAGGTTCGTTTAGATTTGATCAATCAGATAGTTCTAATAGTAATCACCCTCTAAGGTTTTCTACAACAAGTAATGGTACACATGGTGGTGGCTCTGAATATACGACAGGTGTTACAACAAATGGTACACCGGGTCAAGCAGGAGCTTACACAGAAATAGAAATAACAAGTAGTACTCCAACAACATTATATTATTATTGTACTAATCACTCAGGTATGGGTGGTACGGTAACTATAACCTTAAATTCTTGGGGTGCTTTAACTTGGAACACAGGAACTTGGAATTCTCAAAATGGTATTGCTTCGGAAATTTTAGGTCTTCAAGTTACTTCTTCTGTAAATTCAATTACTGTAGATGCTAATATAAATTCAGGTTGGAGTAGATCAACATGGAATTCAGCTGCGTGGAATGCTGCTCCATCTGCTTTTATAACAATCAATGGACAACAATTAGAAGTTGACATTACTGTTGGTCAAGGTTGGGGTAGAGAAGAATGGAATTCAGGACCTTGGAATTCATCAGGTGGATTTGTATTAGTTGGAACAGGAAGTATATTTCCAATTACTGGTCAATCATTAACTTCTAATTTAGGTAGTTTAACTTCTGTTACGGGAACAGCAATAATAAATGTTATTGGTCAACAAATAAATTCAGCAGTTGGTACAACTTCAACTAAAGGTGAAGTTATTCAAGGAATTACTGGAATATCATCTACTACATCTATAGGTACTTATTCAATAGCTGCAGGTGGAGCTATTACTATTGTAGTTCCTGAATTTGAAATAGCTACTGGTTTAGGTACTACTTTAACAGGAACTGCTAATACAATAGATTTAATTGGTCAAGGAATAAATATAACTTCAGGTAATATTTTAACAGCAACTGGTAATACTATTGAAATTTCAGGAATAAATGCTAATGCAAATGTTAATTCAATAACAATTAGTTCTTCACATTTTTTAGCTATTACAGGTGAAGAAATGACTACAGCTTTAGCTACAATCATTCCTAGTTCTAATAATTTTTTAAATATGACTGGAATTCAAGCCACTGTAACACCAGTAGATTTGAGATTTTGGGATAATATTCCTGATGAAAATACTGAAATTTGGACAAATATTTAGTGTACAAATGTATACAAATATATATTATTTACAAATATAAATTAATAAGGTATAAATAATTATGTCATCTTATACAACCAGATTAAAATTAGAAAAACAAGTTTCAGGAGAAAATTCAGGTAACTGGGGTAATCTTGTAAATTATGTTTTAAATAGAATTGATAGTACAGTAAGAGGATACGTTGCAGTAAGTGTTGCAGGTTCTGCTAATGTAACTTTAGTATCTAATACATCAACTACAAATACAACAGAAGGTGCTGATGATCAAGTTCACAATAAAGTAATAGAATTTACTGGTGCTTTAACAGGAGCTATTCATGTATTTACTGATGCTGTAGAAGGTGATTATACTTTATTTAATAATACAAGTGGTTCACATGCTTTAACTTTTGCTAACACTGGTCATGCTGCCAATGGTGTAGCTATTACTCAAGGTACTAAATCAATTGTATATACAAACGGATCTACTATTTTCGATGTAGGTGCTGATTTAGGTGCTGTTGGAGTAAATTCTTTAACTTCAACAGGTAATGTAAATTTAACAGCTGCAAGTTCTTTAGTTTTACAAGATACTACAGGTGGACAATTTGCTGCCTTAAAAGCAAATACAGCAACAACAAGTTATACTTTAACTTTACCTCCAACAACAGGAACTGCTAACCAAGTAATGGCTACTGATGGTTCAGGTAATTTATCATTTACAGATGTATCAGGTGGAGTTGATTGGCAAACAACAGTTAAGACAGGTGATTTTACAGCAGCAGCTGGAAAAGGATATTTTGTAAATACAACTTCAGGAGAAGTTGATGTAACTTTACCAGGATCTCCAAGTGCTGGAGATATAGTTGCAATAAAAGATTATGCAAATAAATTTCAAACAAATAATTGTATTATGTTAAGAAATGGTTCTAATATTAGTGGTGGTGCTTTTAATGGAACTTTATCAACAGAAGGTGTATCTATTACATTATTATATATAGATGGGACAAGAGGTTGGTTAGTAACAGATAATGGTGATGAAGCTACATCAGGAACAGGTGCTTATGTTGCAGCTACAGGTGGAACAGTAACAACATCAGGAAATTTTAAAATTCACACTTTTACAGGTCCAGGAACTTTTGCAGTTTCTGCTGTAGGTAATCCTGCAGGTTCAGATACAGTAGATTATTTAATAGTAGCTGGCGGTGGCGGTGGCGGTGGAGCAAATTCTCCAGGTGGTAGTCCATATGGTGCTGGCGGTGGTGGCGGTGGTGGAGGTTATAGAGAATCCCCAGGTACTGCATCAGGTAGTTATGCAGTTTCACCAAGAGGAGTTTCTCCCGCAGCAGCAATACCTGTTTCAGCAAGTCCCGGTTCATATCCAATTGTAATTGGAGCTGGTTCACCTTCTACACCTGCTTTTGCTAGAGGAGCTAATGGTTCAAATTCAACTGGTTTAGGACTTACTTCATCTGGTGGTGGTGGGGCTGGTTATCAATCAACAGGTGCTGGTTTAGCTGGAGGTTCTGGTGGTGGCGCAGCAGCTGCAGGTTCTGGTGGAGCAGGCAATACGCCTCCTGTTGCTCCAGTTCAAGGTACTGCTGGTGGTAATGCAGCAGGTTCACAAGCTGGAGGCGGTGGCGGAGCTACTGCAGTAGGAGTTAATGGAGCACCCGGTAATGGTGGAAACGGTGGTGCTGGAGGAACAAGTAACATTAGTGCATCTAGTGTAGAAAGAGGTGGCGGCGGTGGTGGAGGTGTTTATGGACCAAGTGTTCCATCAGGAACAGGTAATGGTGGTGGAGGTCCAGGAGGACCTGGTCCAGGTTCAACATCTGTAGGACCCGGAACTGCAGGTACAGCAAATACTGGCGGTGGCGGTGGCGGTGGTTCTACTCAAGGTCCAAACAGTGGTCCTAGTACTGGAAGTGGTGGTGGTTCAGGTATAGTAATAATAAGATATAGGTTTCAATAGGATAAATTATGGCACATTTTGCAAAATTAGGAATGAATAATAAAGTTCTTCAAGTATTAACTTTAAATAATAGTGATATGTTAAATGCTGATGGCGTTGAAGATGAATCAGTAGGTCAACAATATTTAGAAACACATAATAATTGGCCTGCACAAATGTGGATTCAAACATCTTACAATACACAGGAAAATACACATTTAAAAGAAGGAACTCCTTTTAGAGGAAATTTTGCAGGTATAGGTTGTGAATGGGACGAAGATAATCAAATTTTTTGGCTTAAATCACCTCATCAGTCATGGGTAAAAGATTTAATAACTGCTTCTTGGAAATCACCAATTGGTGATGCTCCAGAAATAACAACTGAACAAAGAAATCAAATTATAGCTAAAACTCATAAATGGGGTTATGTTTGGAATGAAAGTAATCAAACTTGGGACTTGACAGACGAATTAGCATAAATTAAAAATAGTGGTGATATGCAAAAGACAATATTAAGTGAACAATCATTATATTTTGGTGATGTCAATATGCCTAAAGATTGGGACATTGACCGAGATAGATTAATTAAAGATATTTCAAAAGTAACTTTTAACTCTAAAAAATTTCCATTTTCAAGAACATGGGATATGTTAGAAACTTATGTTAGAGAACATATTTGTCTTGAGTATGATATTCGTTTAGTTAATAAAAATACATGGGGAAATATTTATAAACCTCAAGAAATAACAATTCCTTTATTAAATACTGATCCAGTGGATCTTAAAAATTCACCAGACTTTACATTATTATATGGTGTAAAAGTAAAAAACTGTATGGTCAGAATACATTATGATGACAACAGACGTAAAGGTAGAAGTTGGGATATACCATTAGAAAATAATAAGTTTATTATGTTTCCATCAACTAATATGTATTATTTAACTAACACTCAAAAAAATTCATTAAATTTTGTGCAAACAATAACTTATGATTATACATAAAAATTTTTTACCAAAAAATGTATTTGATAAATTAAAAGATACTATAATGTCAGAGTATTTTCCGTGGTATTTTACAAATGGAGTAAGTGAACCTAATGATGATTTTTTTCAATTTACTTTTTCTTTTATAAAAGATGGTAAAGAAGAATGTTGGGGCGAATGGATAGATGTTATGAGACCAGTATTAGAAAATATTAAACATAAAAAAATGAATAAAGTAAAAGCTAATTTATTAACTAAAACAAATAAAATAATTCAACATGACTATCATACAGATCAAGAAAAAGGAACCACTGGAATTCTTTATTTAGATAATTCTAACGGATATACTTTATTTAAAAATGGTAAAAAAGTAATGAGTGAAGAAAATAAATATATTGAATTTGATTCAACATTAGAACATGCTGGATCATCTTGTACAGATGAAAAAAGGAGAATTGTAATAAATTTTAATTACGAATGAATTTAACTAATTATTATTGGTACTTTACAGCTGCAATACCACCAAAAATTTGTGATGACATTATAAAATATGGATTAACACAATCAGAAACATTAGCTAGAACTGGTGATTATGGCGATAAAGAATTAACTAAAAATGAAATTAAAGACATGAAACGCAAAAGAAATTCTGATTTAGTTTGGTTAAATGATACTTGGATATATAAAGAATTACATCCATATATTAATATGGCTAATAAAAATGCAGGTTGGAATTTTAATTGGGATAGATCAGAATCTTGTCAATTTACAAAATATAAACTCAATCAATATTATGATTGGCATTGTGATTCTTGGGATAAACCTTATGAGAAAGAAGGACCCGATAATGGTAAAATTAGAAAACTATCTATGACTTGTCAATTAACAGANGGTTCAGAATATGAAGGTGGNGAATTAGAATTTGATTTTAGAAACTATGATCCTTATATGAGAGAAGAAATTAAACATGTAANAAAAGCAAAAGAGATTTTACCTAAAGGATCTATTATTGTATTTCCATCATTTGTATGGCATAGAGTTAAACCCGTAACGAAAGGAACGAGATATTCACTGGTGATGTGGAACCTAGGATATCCATTTAAATAATATG